CCGTCAACGCCATCGCCATCGACGAGGCCGGCAAGCCCATGATGCCCGAAATCACCGTCGGCAACACCATCGGGAACAAGCTGAACAACGAGTCCAACCTCCGCATGGCCCTGAACCACCGCGCTTACGCGATGCGGGTCCGCATGGCTGCGGAGCTCAAGAAGCAGGGCCTGACCCTCTGGGAGGCCACCGCCAAGGGCATGATTGGCGGCACCCGCACCGGCTTCCATTAACCCCCTTATGCCTACCCCCCTCGCCATCCGATCCATCGCCGAGCAGTCGCTCGTCGCCCGGTTCGCCCAATTCGCCGCCGACCTCCCCGGCGTCCAGCTCCACGCGGGCCAGACCGACGAAGTCCGCTCCGTCCCCATCATCATCTTCCATGCCGAGTCCGCCCGGCCCGCCGCCGACCTCGGTGGCTACCCCTTGGGCAATTTCGAGCTGACCGTGAAGATTTACGTCTATTCCAGCGCCGACGATTCGACCCTTGCGGAGCATCGGCAGCGGGTGGAAGCGGTCCAAGCCATCATGCAGGACCTCCCCGGCCTCAAGGCCGCCTGGACGCAGGGCAAACTGTATCACGGGTGGTTCTCCTCGGACGAGGAGGGCGTCGCCGACCGCCGCTGGGGCAACCTCATCTCCTACACCCTCTTCGCCGTCTATCCCACGGCTTCTTGACTGCCGCGTCACCTCATAACCAAGCGTCATGGCTCTCCCTCAAACCTTCGGAACGGACCACACCTACGGACTCCTGGACATCACCCAGGACTTCATCACGATCCAGAGCGACGGCATCGACGACTCCTGCGGGGTGGACGTGAAGGTCCTCGACGCGCTGGGCCGCGTTTGCACCGTCCGCAAGGACGACCTCCACAATGCCCTGACCTTCATGGGCATCCTCAAGCCCGGTGGCACCAAGCCTCAGGCCGGTCACTCCGTGACCTTCGACAGCGTCAAATACATCGTGGACACTATTTCCAACACCGGCGAAAACACCGGTTTCCGGAAATACACCGTCAAGGCGACCAAGTATCAGCAGGTCGTTATCGCCTAACCTCCAACGGACCTTCCCAACGTGGAAAACCGTTGGATTAAGGTGGCGACGATGCTCCCGCCGACCATCGAGGTCTGCGGGACTCGTCTTTTCCCCTTCTGCCTCCGCCACCGCGTAGCCCTGTCGGCTATCGGCTCCCCGGCCCTCGCCCGCGACAAGGAGATGACCGGGGCGGACTTGGTCGCCGCCGTCCGCATCCTGTCCTCGCGAACCATCGAGGACATCCGCCGCCCCTCGTCCTGGAAGGAGGCTTGGTGGGCCGCCAAACTGCGCCGCAACCAGAAGGCCCTCGTCGAGGAGGCTTCCAAGCTGATGATCTATTTCGAGGCCCAATCCCTTTGGCCCCGATTCTGGGAGAAGTCCGCCAAGCCTTCCCAATCGACCGGCACGCCTTGGGAATTGGTCGTGGTCGCCTCCCTCATCCGCAACGGCTGCACGACCGAGGAGGCTTGGACGATGCCCGAGGCCGAGGCCATCTGGCTGCACATCGCCCACGTCCAGGCGAACGGCTCCGACGTCACGGTCATCTCCGACGAGGAATGGGATGCCATGCAACGCTACCTCGCCGAGGAGCGCATCCGCAAGGCCGCCGCCGCGTCTACCGAAACCCCCAACCCTAGGGCCAACTAATCTATGGCTGATGACGTCAAAGTGAAATTCGGCGGGGACTTCTCCGACCTCTCAAAGGGAGCCTCCGATGCCGCCACGAAGGCCGGGACGGCGATGCAGGGCTGGGTGTCCGACTTCGCCAAATCCCTCAAGTCGTCCATCGCATCGGCCTTCTCGCTCCAGAACATCGTCGGAACCCTCTACACCAAGGGCCGCGAGCAACTGCGCGAGATGGCGGAATTGGACGTCCTTTCAAAGTCCCTAGGCATTTCCTCCACCGAGCTCCAGCAATTCGCCGAGATGGGTAGGCTCGCCGGCCTGTCTCAGGATCAGATGGGCAAGGCAGTCCAGAACGCCAACCGCCTCATCGCCCAAGCCGCCGTCGGAAACAAGGGTTCACAGGAGGCTCTCCGCCAGATGGGCTTTACCCAGAAGGAAGTCACCTCGGGGCAAATCAAGGCCCTGGACATCGTCTACAAGCTCGGGGAAGGCTTCAAGAAGAACGGCAACGAGGTAATCACCGCCGCCAAGGCGACCGCCGCCTTCGGAGAAGCCGGCAACAGCATGGTGGACATCCTCAGGCAGGGCAACGAGGCCATCCGCGAGCGCATCCGCCTGATGTCCATCTACTCCGAGGAATCCGTCAGGGCGGGCCGCCGGGCGAACGACGCCATCGAACGCGGGGAGAAAATCTTCTATCGCGAGACCACCGGAGCGGCCTTCGGAACGCTTGGAGGGGTCGCCAAGACCGCCGAGATGCGCTCCCTCATCTCCGCCACCAAGGAACAGATTGGCATCGGCAGCGGAGGGGCCGAAGTCCAGAACGTCAATCCTTTGGCCTCAGAGCTTCAGGACCTAAGCCATAAGCAGATGCAGGACTTCATGAACGCCCTCCTGAAGAACGCCGCCATGAAGGGCATCACCGCCCAAGACGTCGCCGACTTCTTCAAGAGCAAATCCCAGAGCCAGATTGGCGAGCAGTCCAGGATGCTTTCCGGGCGAATCGCCTCCTATGCCCAGCTTGCGGCGGTCGAGGAGGAAAACCTCAAGAAGAAGCAACTCGGCGAATCCCGCTTCCTTTCGTCCGCCACCCCCGTCCTTGCGGCCTCATCCCTCCAGCAGATCGGCGGTGGCGACGTCTCCTCCGTCATGTCTGGCCTCTATTCCTCGGGCATCGAGGACAACACGCGCCGAACCGCCGAGGCCACGGAGAAACTTGCCAACAAGGACGCCGGCCCGATGAAGCCGCTCCCGCCCGCCAACCTAGCCAAATAAATGAGCCTCCCCCAATACTACGGCGAGAACCTCGCTTCCCCTGGCGTCCGTCAACCCAGCGGCCTCCTGCATTTCGACGCCTACGGCTTGGTCCAAGCGCAACTGTCCTTCGCCATCGACTCCGACCCCCTCAACGTCGCCGATGCGCTGGAATACTACTCCGGGGGCGTCGACCACCCCGATGACCTTGGCTTCACCCTGAAATCCTACAAGGGCACCATCACGGCTCAGGTCGGCAACTACTCCATCATCGCCGTCGACTACATGGGCATCAACCGGGCCAACGGCTACACCGACGCCCAGATCACCGGCCCCGCCAACACGACCGCCCAGCCCATCGAGACCCACCCGAATTTCACCAAGATTACGGACGACACCATTTCCGAGAACATCCTCGCCGGCACGCCCGACAACCCCAGGAACAACGCCATCTTCGCCTTGGCTCCGCCCCAGCCCAACGGCGTGCCCCAATTCACCTTCGCCGGCTTCGGCGTCTCGAATAGCCCCACCGCCGCCCCGAACAAGAAGGCCGGCATCCGCCAATTCCTCCGCCCGATGGTCTGCGTGCGCGGGCAAATCTTCTTCGACCAATCCAATGGCTTCAGGTCGGCCTTGATGGTCAATGGCGTTGGTCGCACCCTCAACGGCACCGGCGACCTGTTCACCCTCATCACCCCCAACGACGCCATCGGCGCCCTTTCGCCCGAAATCTGCCTCCTGACCAACGCGGTCCCCGAACCCATCGGCAAGCCCGACAACTACTGCGCCATCAAGGTGACTTACGACATCATGATCGGCGGGCAAATCGGCTGGGACACCGACATCTACGGCAAGATGGAGGACCCCATCTTCTGACATGGATGACGTCGGCTTCTCCGGCGGCGGCTCGCGTTTCAACACTCGTTTCGAGGCTGGGTCGCCCATCTATGCCTCGCAGCTGAACGCCCTTTCTGGGGCCGTCCAAGTCGCCTTGCCGATGCCCTCCCTAGGGGACGCGGCCTCCGTATCCTTCACCCCTGGAGGCTCCCTGATTGGGGCGGTCAGGACGGACGGAGACAATACCCCCCAAGGCTTCAAGGTGGTCGTCGGCAAGAACGAGGGGGTTTGGAACGTCCAAGTCGCCAAGGGGGTCTGCATGGGCCGCGCCGGCGGATCGTCCTACTATTCCTTCACGACCGACGGATTTGTCCAATGGGAGGTGAAGGGGTTCGCCATCTTCCCGACCTCGGCCCTTGTGTTCGGAAGCTCCGAGACCTCTCCTTGGGCATCGGACGGAGGCTACGTTGAAATCAAGAACGCCTCCGAAGGCGGCAACAACCAATGGGGGGTCTATCTGGTCCAGAACAACAATTCCGGCTATTCCCTTAGCCCTTGGCTGGCTGTCATGGCTACCGGCAGCGACGCATGGACCAAGAGCCTTCCAAACTTTGGCATCGGTCAGGACTTGCAGTATTGGAACGAGGGCTGGACCAAGCGGGCCATCACCGTCAACAACGACCCCAACCCCCCAATCAATTTCGACACCTCGGCGCTTTATGGGTCTCCCGTTCCCTTTCAGTATCTGAAATGCCGCCGCGTGTTGATTGCCCTCATCACTTGGAACGGCGAGAACGAATGCTGGGACGTGAAGCAGGAGGCAATCGGAACCATCACCATTCCTCAGAACATTGCCTTTGGCGGCAACATTCAATACGACCCCGACGTCTCCGAAAACCCGCCTTGGACCGGCTGGCCCCTCAACGTCTCATCGAACAACGAATGGGACGGCGAATGGCTTGGCTACGAAAAGATCCAAACGACCGACCAGACCGAGGCCATAAACTAGGACCTTTGACTGCCGCGTCACCTCATGGCGACCACGGTCATCGCGTTTAAAAGGGGGACGACCTTCGGGGCGACTTGCACCTACGTCCAGGACTCCCCCTCGGCCCCCGCCAACCTCGACGGCGTGACCCTGTCCTCGTCCATCATGACGGCTGGGCATAAGCGCTACGACCTGACCGTCACCAAGACCTCCTCCACGACCTTCACGGTCATCTATCCGGGCGATTCGTCCCAATGGAACGCCGGGACGGCCTATCAGGACATCCGCTTCGCCTATGGCACCGGGTCGGTCTTTTACACCGAGACCCTAGTCTGGGACGTGGCGGTCAACATCACCCCCAACGTCTGATCTGATGGCCCTCATCGTCCAGCTTCTGGAGTCCGCCTCCATCGGGGCTTCCACTCCCTCGCCCGCCACCATCACCCTTGCGACCGGCGTTCCCGGCCCGCAGGGGCTTCCTGGACCCCAAGGTCCCGCTGGCCCGACCGGAGACACCGGCCCCCAAGGCGAACCCGGTCCCGCTGGTCCGCAGGGCGCTCAAGGCATTCAAGGCGTGCAAGGCCCCCAAGGCCCTCAAGGCATCAAAGGCGACCAAGGCGTCGCTGGCCCGACCGGTCCCGCTGGGGCGACGGGTGCGACAGGCCCTCAAGGCCCCGCTGGTCCCCAAGGCCCCCAAGGCATCAAGGGCGACACCGGCCTGACCGGAGCTACCGGCGCCACCGGGCCGCAAGGCCCCATCGGCGCCACCGGGCCGCAAGGCCCTATTGGTCCGACCGGCCCGACCGGCCCTCAGGGCATCCAGGGCATCACCGGCGACAAATACGCCACGACCTCGACCACCAGCCTTCTGATCGGCAACGGCACCAAGACCCTCACGGTCGCCACCGCGCTGGCCTACACGACCCAGCAGAGCATCGTCATCGCCTACGACAACGCCAACCATATGCATGGCGATGTCATCTCCTACAACGCGGGCAGCGGAGTCATGGTCGCCGAAATCAAGAACCACACCGGCGCAGGAACCTTTGCCGCGTGGACGGTGAACCTTGAAGGGGCTGCCGGCATCGAAGGCCCTCAGGGTCCGATTGGCCCGACCGGAGCGACCGGAGCGACCGGCCCTGCTGGCCCTTAAGGCATTCAAGGCCCTGCTGGCCCCGCTGGCCCCACCGGGGCGACGGGTGCGACGGGTGCGACGGGTGCGACAGGCCCCACCGGGGCGACCGGCCCTGCTGGCCCCGCTGGCCCCACCGGAGCGACGGGAGCGATGGGCCCTCAAGGCCCGCAAGGCATCCAAGGCCCGCAGGGCGATCAGGGTCCGCAAGGGCCGCAG